AAACTCGTTACGCCATGCTGGGCCCTTCGCCTTACGTGCAGGCCGACTACCCTGTGAAGGGAGGTCAGTTTTTCTTTGGGGACTATCGTCCCGATCAGCACGAGACTGTGGTTTTCGACGACTTCTACGGTCAGATGCCTTACACAACCTGGCTTCGGGTTTGTGATCGCTACCCCATGGAGGTCCATACCAAAGGCGCTTTCCATCAACTCCTAGCCCATAACATCGTGTTTACCTCGAATCGTGCACCCAACGAATGGTATCCAAAGATTTTTGCCGAGCTTGACCGTTGGCAAGCGTTCGACCGGAGGATCACCAACATCATCTTCTTCACCAAGGATGGCTATATTATTAAGAAGGGAAACCTTCCATGGCCTCTGCCTCACTTGAATCAATTGAACATTGATCAAGTTCTGATGAATCCCCAGATTCTTCATCCTCAAGTGGTCCAAAATATCCCAGGTCACTCATTTTATAACTTCGTAGAAAATGTGCCAGTTATCGGAGCGCTCCCTCCGCCCTACCGCGATCCAAATTAGGAAATAAATTCGCGCGTTCCCATTTCTGTAGAAACATGAGCTATAGACGCCCTCCTTCAACGAAGTTTGAAAAGACTGGGAGACTTCCTCTTCGGACTCCCAAACGTGCTGTCCGCCGAGGTGATTATCTCGCCGTCCGAGCTGCTGCCTCAAGGCGTCAATCGCTTGGTCGTGCTAAGCTCGACAAGAAAGGAATGGATACCAGCCTTACGGCTACTGGTATAGATTCTACCACGAACACTAATTCGTTCACCACTGTGCTCAACCTTATCCAGACCGGTACTGGTTCCTGGAACCGCATCGGCAAGAAGACCCACATTAAGTCCGTGCGACTAATTGGACGTATCCAATTCAACTTTACTCCTACTTTCGCCACCGGCGTACACAATGATACTTGTGTTCGCATGGTCCTTGTGTGGGACAAACAACCATCCGGAGCAGCGATACCCGCTTTTGATACTATCTTTGGTATCACTGATCAAACCGGGGCGGAAGGATGTCCCCACATCCATTGCCCTCCCAGGTATGATAACTTCGATCGGTTTAAGATCCTCCGTGATGTGAACATCATCCCTACAGCGGAAAACATTGTCTCCTTTGGTGGTGGCCCATCCGGAATCTTTCAGGTCCCCTTTGACGAGTATGTCAAGTGCAGCAGCCTCGAGTCTGTGTACTCCGGCCAGAGCGCGCCCATGACCATTGCGGACATCTCAACTGGTGCCCTCTATTGCATCTTCCGTTCGGTAACAGATCAGGCGAACTCCACAGCGGATATTACCGCTCACGCACGTTTGCGTTACACGGACTAGTAAAAGTTACCATCTAATTAATTGCGAGTTTATACTCACAAGCGAAGTTTCCTTTTGCTGAGGGAAAGTTCCTTTGAGAACTAATTAATTCAGAAATATGAATCCCAGAACGGAGAACAACCCCAAACGACAGAAAATAGAGGAAGACTCTGCGATTACTTTCTGGAAGTGGTACTTACCAAATTCCAGACACCCAAAAACTCCTTACAGTGAAATCCACCAAACTCATTTCCGATTCGACTCTGCATATAGACTTTATTGCAAGCTTGTACGTCGAAAGTGGCATCTACGATGGTACATGATGTTCATTCTCAACATGGATCGTTACTTAGTCATGAACTATGAGAGCCTCCGCGTTTCCGGAGCGTTCCGTCAAACGGTTGACCGTCTAGTCGAATATTGGGAACAATAACTGCAATAAAACTGTTCCGACAAATGTCCCTTTCTAGGCAATTTAAAGAACTTCTGGAAGAAGGAGATTTATTCTTCCCTTTCTCTAGATGGCCTCCCATCGCACAAGAAAACATGCTCAAGGTCCATAAGACCAACAATGAGCGTTATTACCTCATGAGGTTCCTCTGCTATAATGGTCTCAAACCTGAGATAGCTTCCAATTGGATACTTCGTGAAGGCCAATACGATGCAAATGCCATCAAAGATCAACAGGTCATGGTCAAAAAGGCCCGTGACCAAGACTTTTATGCCAGAGGCAAAATCTTCAACATGAGATATGGACGTACTGATTCACTCTTTGACAAACCCCCCGTGGAATCCCAGTGGGAGACACAGCCACCACCTCCACCACAGGATGCTCCCATCCTGGTCAAAACGTTTGATTTCAATGATTTAATCCAACGTTACCCTCTTCCTCCAGACACCGACGACCAGGAAGAGAACATGTTCGCCAAATCACTCTGGAAGGCCGAGACTCGCAAGTTCTTCGCAACTATGCGAGCAATGGGATATACTTATGTCCCATGAAATAAAAACGAGTTTACTCGCACAAGGGAATTTTCTTTTTCTCCCAGGAAAAGTCACCGCGCGGGCGCGTTCCTAAAAAGTGGGCTGGCCAGTATTACCCAGCCCACCGCAACTATCAACAACTCAACCAATGCCCCGCCAAGTTGCTCCTGTTAAGGACTGGGTATTTACCCTTTCAAACCCCCGGACCAAAGACCACAAGCGTGTCAGATCATGGGTGTACAACTATATGGTATATCAATTAGAGATTGGTGAACAAGGAACCGTTCACTTCCAAGGCTTTGTCCAGTTTCCAACTGGACAGAGACTAAAACAACTGAAGAAGTTGGACAAACGTGTCCACTGGGAACCTCGAAGAGGTTCAGCGTATCAAGCTTCCCATTATTGCAAGAAACCGGAACCCCTCTGCGAGTGTGAACACTGTCTCGCTGCTGTCGACGTCCCTCGACCCCAACTCATATTTGAGTCTGGAACTATCTCGGCGCCAGCCGGAGAGAAATTATGGTCAGTCGTTCAGACTATAAAACGACGCGGCCTGTCCGCGGCGATAGAAACTTACCCAACTCATTATATGGGTATGCAAAGAGGAATGGTATCGGATACGAATTAATTACCAGGAAGCCCTGGCTACTTTTTACTCTCGTCGCCGAGACTGGCAACCTGTCGTTTCAGTTTTTTACGGGTCTCCAGGTTCTGGAAAAACTCGTTACGCCATGCTGGGCCCTTCGCCTTACGTGCAGGCCGACTACCCTGTGAAGGGAGGTCAGTTTTTCTTTGGGGACTATCGTCCCGA